AAAACGGAATTTTCTGTTATTAGAACACGCCCCGCCCCGCGCCCCTTCCTCAATAAAACTTTATGAAAGTAAATCTATTGAAGGCCTACTATTAGATCATAGAGAAGTTAAACCGTTAGCGGTCAACGATTGGTTATTAATTCAAAATAAATTAATAGGCATTAAGAACTAACCGCGCCCCGCGATCCGCAAACCTTCCCTCAAAAGTTGTATGTAATTCTTGCATATACTACATATAGTAGGTCAAGCATTATTCCCACATATTCCCAGGCAAATTGACGCAGACAACCTGTGCTTGTGTCCTTCGGGCCCACCCACCCTAAAAAAATAAAAAAGAGCTCGTGCCCCGCGGGCCCACCCGCCACCCCCCCATCGCTTGAAGGCTTGCTCGTTAATTGTTATAATTTATTTGGAGATTAAAAAAGAAAAAGCCCGGGCGATTTCTCGCCCGGGCCATTTATGTTTATTTATATTTCTTAGGCATATCCCCGGTTCTTTCTAGAACGTGGAACACCTCAGTGACAATTGGATGACCAGACATATCGAACTTAGAAGTGTGATACTTATCGAAAATTCTCCAGATGTACTGAACCATTTTCTTTCTCACAGCTACTGCCCGACCTTCTCCCCAGTCATTCTCTACGTGCTCTAGATATATATTATTATACTCACCTTGATGCTTTCTAACTGCATCGTAAAGAGCATTCATAATAATTTCTCTAGCGATCTCACTATTTGACCACGGCTTACCGTCACCATTGTCAAAATGTTTTTGATCCACACGCGTGCCATTTTTAGTATAATGTGATAACATTATATCTCCTGTGCGTATGTCCGCATCTTTCCCTGCGGTTTGGGACTGCCTACCTTTAAGCCATTCCGGAAAGGTTTGGTATTTATTAAAAGTAAACATAAAAACCTTATACCATATATTCCCATATAATACTATAGGACAGATTGACGCATACAACTTATAGTTGTGCTTGTGTCCTACGGGCCCACCCACCCCAGGATTTTTTTAAAAATAAAAAAATCCCCGAGCCGATTTGATCGGCTCGGGGTTGGTTGTTATTGTACGTCGGTAAAGTCGTTGAATATATTGTGCCAGATATCATCAAAGACTTCTATTTCAGCGCCGTCAAACCAATCCATATAAGAATAAGTTATCTTATAGAATCGTTCGTGCTCGGCTTTGGTGTAGTACCTAACCTCGTCGCTTGGGCCACCCCAACTTAATTGAAGTCGATAATAACCGTCTGGTTGATTATCAAAAGTATTGGCCTCAACGAAATCAAAAGCCAAAATACTTTCATTAAAACGCTCTGACCAATAGCCGTAGTTTTCGTGGCCGAGTGTCTCATTACAGCATTGGTCTTCTAACTCGCTGAATTGGTTTACTCGGTCAGAGTATTGCGCCGAGATTAACTCGGCGCACGTTTTTTGTTTTGTTTGTGTTTGCATTATCTTTTCATCTCCTCTTCTACTTTTTTATCGATTTCATCTAAAGCAAGTTCATAGATCTCGCCCAATGTCATCGTGTTTTTTAATTGAACAAAGTGTATTCCATTTAATTCTAGTTTTGATTTTTTTTCTAGAATTAACTCCCAACACTTACGCTCCACGTTTGATTCTACGTAGAACCAATATCCTTTATAGCTGTTCCTCATTTTTTCCCCCAACTAAGTTTATCGTAAATACCTTTTTTAACTAAATAGTTATAAAGGTTCTTTTTTGTTTTTGGTGCTTTTTTATCATTTAAAAAATTTAACACCGCTTTTGCAAATGACGTGAAACCTGTATATCTAGGATTAGTCATTAGCATTCCTGTTGTTACTTCTCTCTTTAATGCTTGAAGTAATAACTCTTGTTGAAGAGTGAAACCACTCTCCAACACTTCGTCCGCTATTCGCGTTCCTGGTTGCACTACTATCATATCTTCTCACTTTCTGTAGTTAGATTATACCCCAACTCTTTTATCATCTCGATAACTTCTGGAAGTAGGGTTTTGTTTCCAGATATATTGGCAAATAGTTTTGCCTTTTTGCAAATGGGGTAGACACGCTCCACCCCATAAACATTCTTTTTTGATACGATAAGATTAGTTGACATATAAATCTCCATCATCATCTAATCTAAATACATCTTCAGACAAACCACATTTACTATTCATTATAATTTGTCTTAAATGTTTTTTACTTACTTTAATATATTCTCCATCATCTGGAGCGTAAATTAAAACCCAAGCAAAAATGTTTTTAGCTTTTTTTATTTTCTGTCCGATTGTCATATTATTTCTTCTTTCTTTGTTGTTTAACATTAATTGAACCTTATCACTTGCCCTTATAAAGGTAAAGAAATTATTCCCATAAAAACCCATAATGAACACTGTTGTATATTTACTACATTCCGAAATTGCATAACTACATCTTGTGTCACGTCCCGCGATTCGCTACTAGATATTGTGTGTTGCATTTTTATCACTACTATATCTTGTGTTGTATTTTTACCACACACACAACATCTTGTGTTGCATAATTGCAACACTGCTCGTGACCTACGGGCCCACCCACCCGGCCTTCGGCCTATAGGGGTCCCGACACAAATCCAAAATACAAAAACAAACAGACCCCCACCACCCCTCTGGCTGACAAACTGTACAGATATACCTATAATGTAAGATTTAGACTTATACTTGCTTAAATTAGAAAATGGCAATATTATAGAGGGGGTACCCCTAAAAAAACAAAAACTGGTACAAAACAGAAGTGAAAAAAATTCTGCAAAAATTTTTATGAAACAAGAAGTCATTGATAAGTTACCACCTGACGCCAAAAAACAATTCTTAAAATACGCAATCAAATTATCCGAGAAGAAAAAACAAACTAAAGTTAACGACGATTTTCTATCCTTTGTTAAACACGTCTGGCCTGAATTCATTGAAGGCAAACATCACAAAGAGATTGCAGATAAATTTAACAAGCTCGCGACCGGTGAGATAAAACGATTAATTATTAATATGCCGCCAAGGCATACCAAATCAGAATTTGCGTCTTACCTCTTACCCTCTTGGATGGTAGGACGTAAACCCGATTTAAAAATTATACAAACGACCCACACAACAGAACTCGCGATCCGCTTTGGACGAAAAGCCAAAACGTTAATTGATTCCCCTGAGTACCAACAAATATTTAAAACAAGACTCAGAGAGGACTCACAGGCCGCGGGTAAATGGGAAACCGAGCAAGGAGGTGAGTACTATGCAGCGGGTGTGGGATCGGCGATAACGGGACGTGGAGCGGATCTACTAATTATCGATGACCCACACTCAGAGCAAGATGCATTAAACGTCCAAGCTTTGGAGAGAGCTTACGAGTGGTATACATCAGGACCACGTCAACGTTTGCAACCAGGTGGAGCAATCGTTGTTGTTATGACAAGATGGAATATGAAAGACTTAACAGGAATGCTGTTAAAGAATCAAAAAGAATTAAAATCAGATAAGTGGCACGTGGTTGAGTTTCCAGCGATAATGCCATCAGGTAAACCTGTGTGGCCACAATATTGGAAACTAGATGAACTAGAATCTGTTAAAGCCAGTTTGAATATTGGTAAATGGAACGCGCAGTGGATGCAAAATCCTACAGCAGAAGAAGGATCTTTAATCAAACGGGAGTGGTGGAAAGTTTGGGATAAAGGCTACATCCCACCTTTGCAACACGTCATACAATCCTATGATACTGCATTTTTAAAAAAAGAATCTGCTGACTATTCTGCTATTACAACGTGGGGTGTTTTCTATCCAAATGAAGATAGTCCTGCAAATTTAATATTATTAGACGCGCTTAAAGAACGATTGGAATTTCCAGAACTTAAAAAAGAAGCGTGGGAACAGTATCGATATTGGAATCCTGAGACAGTGATTATTGAAGGAAAGGCATCTGGTCTACCATTAACTTATGAGTTGAGAAAAATGGGGATTCCTGTTATAAATTACACTCCTAGTAAAGGACAAGACAAACACGCTAGAGTTAACGCTGTAGCACCGCTTTTTGAGTCTGGAATTATTTGGGCCCCTGAAGAGAAGTTTGCAGAAGAGGTAATTGAAGAATGTGCATCATTTCCATATGGAGATCACGATGATTTGGTGGACAGTACAACACAAGCGATAATGCGTTTTAGACAAGGAGGGTTCGTGGCGCATCCAGAAGATTACCAAGAGGATTCACTTCCTCAAGTTGAAAGAACTTATTACTAATTATGATTTTAGCAGCACCTTTAGTTATCCCATTTGCAAAAGCCGTTGGCATTTCAGTTGCCACATTAGGAATGGCAAAAGCTGCGGATATGGTAAACGATTACATCCAAGCGAATCCAGAAGAGTCGATGAAAATTTTATCAACGATTGTACCAGGTGTTGGTATCGGTCAAGTCTTTATGAACAAAGAAAAAATATCTTTAGAAGATTTAGACGAGATGACTGATGAAGAGGCACAAGATTTATCCAAAGAAGAAAAAGCAGAATTAATGAAACAAGCTGGTAAGACAGGTGGATCTAACAAACGTCAGACGATGATTGATATTTCTGAAAAGTTAGGATTGTCAGGTGAAGGAAAAGAGAAACAAGATATTGAATATGATATTGATGAACGTTATGACGAAGGTGGTGTTGAAGAAGTCAGCAAACCAAAGTTTGATTATAAAAAGTTTTTTAGAAACAGAAGAGCGGATGGTGGAAGAGTAGGTTTTAATTTAGGTGGTTCACTTACTGGTCCTGCATTAAATATTTATAACAGTATGAGTGCTGCAGGATATTTTACTGACGATGAAATTAGAAATGCAATCACTGCAGCAGGTTATGAAATACCTGATGCATCTACACCAACACAACCAGAACAAGTTACAGGAATTATTAATCAATCTATGAATACGATGGGTAGTGCCCCTGTAGGACCTTTAGGAGTTGAGTCTTTAGTTTCTGATTACAAAACACAAACACAGAACAGACAAAATAGATTAACTAATCCAAATAAAGCTACAGAATTTTTTAATAAATTTACAGGTGGCGGACAAAGAGATATTGGTGAAATGATTAGAACTGGTCAAGTAGATCAAAGAAGATTAGCAGGCATTCCTACAGTTGGAAATATTATTGGTAAAGCATTACCAGATAAATATTTTGATATGTCTTTAGGAGATCAAGTATTCACTCAAGCAATGTCAGGTTATACAGGTCCGACAGTATTTGGTGAAAATACATCTGGACTACAAAAAGATCCATTTGGTTTAAATGTTAGATCTGGTTTTGGTAATTATGCAGAAGCAGTTGGAGAAGATTTTGCTAGTTTAAGAGAAAGTTTAACAGGAAGATTAGCAGATAAATATGGTGTAGAGTTTGATGAAGAGACAGGACTGTTTACAGGAAAAAATGCAGAGCTTGCAAATAAAATGACTAATATGATGAGAACTAAATTTAATTTTAGAAAAGATCAACTCGCTGCTAAAAATAGATTAGATTCACAAATTAAAGCTGCAGAAAAACAAAGACAAGAAGCACAAAGAATACAAAACGAATTAGCAGCGGCGGCTGCAGCAAAAGACAAAGCCGCAGCTTTAGCAGCAATTCAAAAACAAGGACGACAAGATTATAATCCTAATATACACGGACGAACTGATTATGGACGAGACAGTGGAGGTAATCAATCTTTTGATTTTGGAGGAGGATTTGGTATTGGTTCTGATGGCGGTCCAGTAAGTAATAGAACTGGTAGAGGAAGAACAGGATATTCAGAAGGCGGCCTCGCTTCAATGTTCGCGGAGAAAAAATAATGAATATAAAATACAATCCAGACATCGGCGCTTTTGTAAATACTGAAAACGATCAAAGAGTTTCGCAAGCAGAATTATTAGAATGGGCTGCTGCAAATCCAGAACCATTAAAAGAAGACGAAAAACCTACTAGTAGTGTATTGCTAGAGGAAGTAATTGAAACATTTAAAAAAAGAGGATAGATTAGACAAATGGCTGAAATAGATAAACCGTTACCGAATACAAAAACAACTGTAGAACTTCCAGGCGAAGTAGAGATTCAAGAAGCAATCAAAGAAAACGTTCAAGAGATTCAAGAAAAAGGTGGACCTGTTGAAATCGAAATGACAGAAGAAGGTGGTGCAGAAGTTTCTTTTGACCCCAAAGCCGCGAGCCCCGAAGGAACTGAAGATCACTTTGCAAACCTTGCAGAATTTTTAGGTGATGAAATTTTAGAGCCACTAGGTTCTAAAATGGTTGACCAATACAACGAGTACAAAGAATCGCGTGGAGATTGGGAAGACACATATAGAAACGGTTTAGAACTTTTAGGATTTAAATACGAGAGACGAACAGAACCTTTCAGAGGTGCATCAGGTGTAAACCATCCTGTACTTGCTGAAGCGGTTACACAGTTTCAAGCACAAGCTTACAAAGAATTATTACCAAGTGATGGACCTGTTAGAACACAGATAATGGGTGACGTGACTGTTCCAAAAGAAGAACAGGCAAAACGTGTAAAAGATTTTATGAATTATCAAATTATGGATCAGATGAAAGAATACGAACCAGAGTTTGATCAAATGCTTTTCTATCTCCCTCTAAGTGGTTCTACCTTTAAGAAAGTCTACTACGACGATCTTTTAGGTAGAGCTGTTTCAAAATTTGTACCAGCGGAAGATTTGATTGTACCTTATTCTGCAAACTCATTAGACGATGCAGATGCAGTGGTACACGTTATAAAAATTTCAGAAAACGAATTAAAGAAACAACAGGTTGCAGGATTTTACAGAGATGTAGAATTAGGCAATCCACCTGTAACTGAAAATCAATTACAAGATAAAAAATTAGAACTAGAAGGAATTGCTAAAGATGGTCAAGAAGATCAATACACACTTTACGAAGTTCATACTAATTTAGATTTAGAAGGTTATGAAGATATGGGTGAAGACGGCGAGCCTACAGGAATTAAACTTCCATATGTAGTTACAGTTGCTCAAGCAGGTAATAAAGTTTTATCAATTAGAAGAAACTATAGAGCAATGGATCCGTTAAAGAAAAAAATAAATTACTTTGTACAATTTAAATTTTTACCTGGCACAGGATTTTATGGTTTTGGTTTAATCCATATGATTGGTGGATTAACTAGAACTGCAACAGCAGCTCTAAGACAGTTGTTGGATGCAGGAACTTTAGCTAACTTACCAGCTGGTTTTAAATCTAGAGGTATCAGAGTCAGAGATGACGCTCAACCTTTACAACCTGGTGAGTTTAGAGACGTAGACGCTCCTGGTGGAAACATCAGAGATCAGTTTATGACTCTACCCTTCAAAGGTCCTGATGCAACTTTACTTCAATTGATGGGAGTAGTTGTATCAGCGGGCCAACGATTCGCGAGCATCGCAGATGCACAAGTGGGTGATATGAACCAAGCCGCTGCAGTTGGAACAACAGTTGCGTTATTGGAGCGTGGATCGCGGGTAATGTCAGCGATACATAAAAGATTGTATGTTGGATTAAAACAAGAATTTAAATTATTAGCAGAAGTATTTAAAACTTACTTACCACCAGTTTATCCTTACGATGTACCAGGTGCATCAAGAGAAATTAAGGTTCAAGACTTTGATGATAGAGTAGATATATTACCTGTAGCAGATCCAAACATCTTCTCACAGACGCAAAGGATATCTTTAGCTCAATCTCAATTACAACTGGCGCAATCGAATCCTCGTATACATAATTTATATCAAGCATATAGATCTATGTATGATGCGCTGGGTGTGAAAAATGTAAATGCAATCTTACCACCACCGGCACCACCAATGCCAATGGACCCAGCATTAGAACATATTATGGCAATGAGCACAAAACCATACCAAGCATTTCCAGGACAAGACCACAAAGCTCACATCGATGCGCATTTAAACTTTATGAGACTAAATCAAACACAAAATAATCCTGCAGCAATGGCAAGTTTACAAAAAAATATTTTAGAACACATTAGTTTGATGGCTCAAGAGCAAGTTCAATTAGAATTTGTAGAAGAATTACAAGAAGTACAAATGATTCAACAACAAATGCAAGCAATGGGTGCGCAAAATCCTGCGATGATGCAAGGAATGATGCAAAATCCACAAGCAATGCAAGCACAAAGACGTCTACAACAGATTACAAACCAAATTGAATCTAGAAAAGCAAAATTAATTGCTGAAATGCAGGAAGATTTTGCAAAAGAAGAAGAAAAAATTATGGGTGAGTTTGGTGGCGACCCATTATTAAGATTAAAAGGTAGAGAAATTGACCTTCGAGCGCAAGAAAATCAGCGAAAAGAAGAAGAAGGACAAGAAAGATTGGATCTTGATAAAATGAAAGCAATGATGAACCAACAAATCCAAGAAGATAAGCTAGAACAGAACGAAGAACTAGCTGGTTTACGTGCTGGCGTGTCATTAGCTAAACAACAAATGGCTGATGCAAGTAAGATTCACGATTTCGGTAGAAACTTCGGAAAAAAATAGGTATAAACCACATTAAGGAGTAAATTATGGATAAAAAAGTTAAAAAACCTAAGATTACAAAAGAATCAGGTTTGAATAAAGATGGTTACAAGAACGGTGGCATCGAAATTCAAGCAACTGATGCTATGGAATCACAGGTTGTTGATGTTAGAGGCACAAGAAGAATGCGTC